GAGCGTTTCTACGAACTAACAGAATCTTTGCTTTACGGTTTTTCATCGTTTTGCTCTCCTGCGTCTCCTTTGATGCGAATGCCAGCGACGCGTGGCACATTAACTTCCACGATGCGCACAGTTGGTTTGTACATCTCAATTGCTGTCAGCCAGTCAGCACCAGTCATGCGCTTTTCTGCATCGCCATTAGTCCACTGAACCGGTACACCAATAGCCTTCATCGCAATTTCTATTTCCCCGGCAATGGCGCTTTTTCCGCAACCAGTAAAACCAGATACAACGACAAGAACTTCGCCTTTGGCTGGTTTTATTTCCCGTGCTTCCAGTTCTGCAATTCGGCACATGGCATCAATATTTGTGTCTTCCAGGCGCTTAATTTCGCCCAGGAGTGCCAGCGCAACTTTTGGTGGGATAGCCGCAATATAACGGGCATTAGCACCAGCATTCCTTTGTCCATCAATGCCAGGACAGTCAATAAAGTATCCGCAATGCCTACCCTCAGACGTGCGCGCAGGATAAATGCCGTTATGACCCGGCAAAATATATGCTACCCATTCGTCTTGAGTTGCCTGTTCCGCTGCCTCGCGCAGTTCTTGATAGTCAATTGTCATTCTCGCCATCCTTCACAGTTGTAATCACTACAGCCTTCAAAATCATATGGGCTGTACTGCCAGGTTATTTTTCCGCAATGCGGACAATTCCAACGCACCTTCCCGCTTCGCGACTTCTTTCTTCTGTTCTGCTCTTTCAACCAGTCAGGCATGACCAAACCTGCGCCCTGAACCATTGTTCTGCGGTTAAAGTTATTGATATTGAACGTCCGGCGCTTTGCTGCATCAGCAATGGAAAATGGCAACCAAACTATTCCTGGTTCGTTTTTGTTGGCGACGCTAAAGATGGTCGCTTTACTGAAGTCATCTGTTGGCAATCCACCGTGTTGAAGCCAGTAAACATCGTTGCCGTTCCAGCTACCTTTTTTGTAGGCCACATACGCAGTGCAATCTGACTCAATCAGGCTTTCTGTAGGGATGTACTGGCAATCAACGTGCCACACAGCCATTGCATCCACACTATCGGCACAAACAGGCTGATCGATATCTCGCCCACAATTCCAGGCTTTTTGGGCTTCTTCCAGCGTGTAAATATGAGCGCGATCGATATCAGAACTGTAACCATTGCCGTTATGGCAATGGAATGAGGCGTTATTACCCACAGTTTCACGCAAGCACATCATGTAAAAACGGTTACTCACTGGATGCCTCCTTGGTGGAGTTGCGCTGCGATGCACGAAAAAAAAGACTCCCGAGTATGACTGTTAAGAGCTGGTGCGAACGCCTCGTTAAGAACGGCGGCATCACAGCCGTCATCAATATAGAGCGCAATTTTTTTCTCCAGGCGCGCTTTGGCTTCCTGCAACTGCATACCCCGGCACGCACGCGGGATATAATCAGCAATTTGAGCGATAGCTTTTTCGTTCTGTTTAAACATGCTTCACCTCGATAGGCTTGATGGTGTCTAACAGCAGTCGGCGGCGCGTATTTTCTGCAAAATGGCGGCGTCCAGTTTCTTTGTGGTAAAACTCGTTTTTGCCAACGACCCACATCCGCTCTGTTTGGTGCAGTTTTTTTACCTGCGGGCCATCTTTGGTGATCACGGTACCGGTATGGGTTTTTACGATTGTCATGCCACTACCTCTTCGAATTTCAATTCCAATTGATCACCCCAGATTTCACATGACTCTGAACACGAGCCGGTATCGAATCGCCTGGCCTGTACCATCGCCTGATACAAATTTCTGTAGTCGCTGTTGGCAGACATTCTGGCAATTCCGTCAAGCGTCAGGTGACCACGGTACATAATGTCTTTACCTGTTCTGCGATGATCATCCCTGACGTGTTTGCCTGTAACCAGCTCATTAAAAACTCGCATCAGACCTGGTTCGTCTTTACATGCAAGCCCCAGCTTTTGCGTTGACTTTTTGATGCAGAAAACACAGTTCCCGAGGTGCTCCGGGATTTGCAAATCAAAAGGTTGTTTACGCCACCACCGGATAACATCCGACTTATCAAAATCTGACAGCTCGGCAAGATACCGGACGCCCGGTTTCGGTTTCAGCCTACGGGGTTCGTCTGCACGAATACCCAGCCATGTGATGTAATTCCCTCGTCCGAAATGGTCATCGCAATATTTCGTGAAAGGGGTGAGTTTTAGCCTGTCAGTACAGAACGCGCCGCCGATGTATGGCGTACCGTACTTTTTAACCATGTCCATAAACGGTTTAAGCACCGGCATTCGCGTCTGAATATCCTTTGGCTCCCATTCCGTATAACCATTTGGCTGCCCAAGTTCTGGATTTATATCGACCTGCAACACCGTTAGCGGTACGTTCCAGAACTTCACAACCTCACGAATAAAGCGATACGTCAGAGGATGTTCACAGCCGGTATCCATAAAAATAAAATGGACGCTAGCGCCAGCTTTTCGCTGTGCCTCCATCAGATGGACGAGATAGGCCGATGTTCGTCCACCTGAAAAACTGACGACTTGATGCATAGTCACTCGTTATTCCCGCCAAGAATTATCCGAACCATCTCATTAGTTATTAAACGTGATTACTCCGCGCTCGATGGCGAAGTCGAAAAGCTGGTTAGCGGCTACGTAAAGGCGTATGCCATGTGCTTTTTCCCATGCCCGGACATCGTTTTCTGCGCTTCTGGCGCAGTCATCGCAAAGAGGAACAGCCCAGCGGTCGTGTTCGTTTAACGAGCGGGCGCGGTACATGAATGGGTGATTAACCTTACCGCCGCAGCCTACACACGGGCGAGACACCACAAACCGGAGATAAGCCGGGCTTTTTCCGAGTAAGGTTTTTGGACGGCGCATATATAGGAGGCCAGAATCTTCATCGACGGACAGATTGACGATCTGCTCTGCGGAAATATCCACCAGCTCGCGGGTACTATGCTCCCAGGTAATATCCGACTCTTTCAGAGTGCCGGTAGGGATTTCAGTTTTTGGCTGACAAAATGCAATGCGACCAGCTTCATCAGGCAGTTCGTCTTTAAGATTCCGGCGAATGGCCCAAAAGGTGAGTTCAACCATGCTCAGATCGCGATCTGGCGGAAGTTTTAACTCGCTGGCAGCCCAGTTCATAATCCAGTTGGCGCGATTCAGTGACAGTTGGTCTTCCAGCTTGCCGTATCCCTTCATCATGTATTCCGCATCATGCTTCCAGCACAGGCGAACGGCAGAACCGTTATAGAAATGGGTGGTTAGCTGGTGGCTGCAATCGCGCTTATCATGCGCCTGGCAATCGTGAATGTTGGTGCTAACCCAGTGAACGAGAGAATCCTCACCACCTAACGCGTTAAATACGCGCTCACTTTGAAAAAAGGGTGCCAGTGACTGGTTGGTAACCAGTGAATAATTCAGGTCAACGACACCATCAGGGGTGTTTTCAGCCTGTTCACGCGGCAATGGGGATATAAGAAAACGACGTCCTGCGCCGATGTAATTGCTGGTGGGCTTATCTACAGGAAAGACAGCCACACCAGTTTCATTTACGACATATGGGGTGATTATTGCACTCATAATGCATACCGACTCTGTTTTGTTCCGAGCGGTAAAATAATATGTTAGAAAACTAAAATCAATGTTCTAACGTAATTTTGAGTGCGTAAATGATTTGATCAGACTTTAAGCTGCCCTCCCTTCACCTGCATTAGCGTCAGATTTCCGCAAAAAACCGCACCCGTGTCTATGTAGTGCTGATTCCAGTATGCTTTTGGTCTTCGTACCGGTGTGTGCCCAAAGATAAAGCGATCTGCGCCTGTGATTTCTCCACCAATGCCATCTATCGAATCACCGACGCGACTGCGCGACCAGACAACATCAAAAAGCGACACATCCTTACCGAACTGGTACTCTCCACCTGGATAGTCGGCATGGGCTATAACGATAGTTTCATGCCCGGTGTTCAACTCAATGATATAGGGCAGACGTCTTACCAACTCCACCAGCGCCCTGGCTAATATTTCCTGATCAGCGTCCAGCATGAAGAACCATTGTCCGCCATTCATTAGCCAGTTATTCACGTTGCCATCAGGACTTAACGCATCGATCATTAATCGCTCGTGGTTTCCCATAACTGACCGAAACCAGGGCATCTGCAATAGCTCCAGGCATTCAACATTTTCGGTGCCGCGATCGATAAGGTCGCCAACCGATATCAGTAAATCCTGCGCCGGGTCAAAATCCACACGATGGAGTTCGGACATCAGTCTGGTGTAGCAACCATGCAGATCACCAACAACCCATATGTTTCTGTAGCCAGAACCATCAATACGGCTATATAAATTCACTTCATGCATAGCCTGGATCATGCGGCAACCTTCTCCCGCAGCCAGATACAAACTGGACCATCTTCAGTGTCATGGATAGAGCCAACAAACCAGCCTTCACCCTCTGGTCGCTCCGGTTCCCAGGCGGCAATATCGGGTCCAGCTGCGTCCAGATCAAAATCATCTTCATCCATACTGCGAATAGTCCACTGAAGATTATTTTCCTTCATCCAGGCGTCAAATTCCTCAGTGGAAATATATTCACGACCTGCGCAAAACTTCTCATACTCCGGATGTGTCCAGCAGCCATATTCATCACGTTCTACCGGCATTTCTTTAATGATGCTCACTCTTCATCCTCCAAGTCGGCAACGGCCTCCATCACATCAGAACCGCGAATAACCTCAAAAGCACGGCAGGCCATTTCAAACACCTGTTGTTCTTGCGGATGCGGTGACTCCCAATACTTAAAACCAGGTCGATGCTCGTAACCCATCATGGAATAAAAATCGCCAGCAAGTTCAATCGCGGCATCAACAAGTTCGCGATTTGTCATCGTCTGTTCTGTCATTTGGTTTTCTCCTGTCTGAACATCACTATCATCAGGTCGCCTTTTGTCGCTATTCTGGCTGTTGTGCCTGGTTCAATGCGGCTAAGCTCAAATGCGTCATAGAACGCTTCTAATGCCTTCTGGCGTAGTTCCTGTTTGCGCCGTTTTTTCCACTCTTTTAGGAAAATGGAACCCAGCCATCGCCAGGTACGGGACATGATGTAAAGCCAACCGAAAAGTGCCAGACCGGTATTTAGGGCCGTATCGATTGTTATCGTGGTGTCGATATTCACTGTGGTGGCTCCTGCTTTTCTGCCTTCAATACCATGCGAGAACCATCATCCAGCTCCCAATTAATTTCACCGCCTTCAGCCATGACTAGATGCCAAACGAGTTGTGCGGCCTCGTTGGTTACATCACGACCGCGATCATTGCCGACACGACGTTTTGTTCCATCCCCTAAGTCACGCATTTTTGCCAACACGATGGTTTTTGATAGCGGTGAAAAACCAAGCTGTAGTCGTGCGGAATTACTCACTGTTTGCCTCCTTTTCGAAGCTGTTCGGCGATATCTTCGAGAACGCCATCAGAGAATGAGCGGTCAAAATCGCCTTCCCGCGCATTAGCCATAAACTCAGTAGAGGTAAGAATCATCCGGGCAATATCCGCGGCGTTCTTCGCAGTATCATCAATAAAACCAGCTTCCCATGCAGCCAGCATCCTGTTCGCCACAAAGTAAGCGCCCTCCTTGCGTGCTTCAGTCTTCACTTCATCCAGGAAAGTGTCGGTCGCAGGAGTGGTTTTTTGTGGTGATAGGGCGATACGAATTGTTTCAAGAGCTGGATCTATTTCCACTGTCGGCACCTTGATAAAACCAAGCTGCACGCCATTCATAATGAACGTGCGGCGATCCTCACATATCGCCTTCAGTTTCGCATTCTCCGCAGCCAGCGCCGCGCGATTACCCTCCAGCTCTGCAATGCGCTGTTTTGCGGTATCAAGTTCAATCGATAATTTTTCCAACCGCTCTTTATGCTTCTTGTATTCCTGATATGCGTGCCAGGACTGACCTTTGCGCACACTATCAGTAATATCAGTAATCTGTTCTGGTGTTAGCGTAGTCAGTGGCTGTGCTGGGAAAATCAGCACTTTCCCGGAATCCCAATCAAAACCAGCGTGAATTGACTGAACCTCAACTGAGGGTGTTGAACCAATGCTGCCAGGCGAATGAACAACGATCGTTACATCCATATCGCGACGATGGCTGTGGTTATTGGACAAAATACGATTCACCAACTCAGAAAATTTGGAGAATTTCATGCGGAGCCTCAATATGCAAAATAGACAGTTGCCACACCGTTATAGTGATCAAACGATACGGCGTTTACTTCATAGCTGGCAGGAAGCTTCGAGCCGAGAACGTATCCGGGCCACGTTTTCCATGGAATTTCTCTACTCTCACTATCCCCATATACCGTACATCCAAGCGAACCTACAGCCTCGTCAGAACGTTTGCCGCATGTTATGAAACCTATATTTTTCTTGCTGGCCTTAATGGCGATTGGGTGAACACTGGCTGATGCATTGGCAGCACGCTGTGACTGTTGGTTTGCGATATTCGCAGAGTTCGCAGCAGCTACAGCAGCCGTGGTCGCGGCGGTAGATGCCACAATAACTGCTGAAGCCTGCGCCTGTTGGGTAATGGTCAGCAATGCCGCCACAAAAATCATCTTCTTCACTTGTCAGCTCCTTTGCGAATCTGTTCCGCACAATGCAACAATGCTTCTGTCACTTCCTTAAGCGTTACGGTATCGGCATCATCCAGTCCTGCAACTTTTGCGTGCCTGACAAACGCCGCGCGAAGCTCGTTAAACGCCACCGCCCGTACATCAGCCAGAAAAGCGTCGGTGGCTGGGGTTTGCGGCATCCCTCCATCTGTTGCGCAGATATACGCATCAGATACTTCATCCTGCTCGCCATCAAACACGTAGCAACTCTGTGCGATAAATTTATTCAGCGCCGCATTCTCCGCCGCCAGCGCAGCACACGCTTTCTCAAGCCGGGAAATTTCCGTTACATACTCAGCGTTACGCTCTGCCAGTTGTGCGGGCGTTAAACCTTCAGACTTCATACACTCTCCTTTCGAAATAAACGTACTGATTAATCATGCCCAGGGGCATTTCGAGTTTTTCCGCGATCTCACGGCGGGGAACACCACACTGATGAAGCTGCCGTGCCAGTTCTATATCGCTCTGCCGGTATTTGGCTGACGGATGAAAGTCTCCTTTCAGAATCATGCTGATCCCCAACTCCCGCGCTTTAGTCCTGACGGCATCACCGGTACGACCGATCAGCTTCCCAATACTCTCGACCGTCATAGTTCCGGCGCACTGGCGGAGTATCATGATTTCTGCCCTTCCCCATCCCCGCCAGCTCACGCAGAACTCCTTCTAACCAAAAGAACGCCATCTTCAGAAACAACGTTGCAGGACTTCAGGTAATTCATTGCCTCTTTCGGTAATGGATTCTTTGGATCGGCGTTTGCCAGGGATTTCGATAACCTCATGATAAATTTGATCATTACCTTCTGGCGGAGCTTGTGCTCATGAGATAAAGAAAGGTAATAGGAAATGGTATGGGCTAAACGCTCACGAAGCTGTTCTGTGCCGTGATATACAGCAGCGATATCACGCAGTGCATTGACCAGTTCCCGGTAAATATGCGGAGCAACCTGGCATTCAATGTTGGTTGGTGACTCATAAATTACAGTCAGCCCCAGCTTTTCAGCCAGCGCGTGCTCTGCACGAGCACCAACCGATTCTTCCCATCGATTGAGCAAATAGATCGCATCAGCAGAACGCACCATTGCCAGGCAAATATCCATGTATTCACTCTGGCAAAGGCCACCAGGTAACACCGCTGGATTCAGAACGATATGCCCTTCAGCCATCAGCTCGCTCGCTTTCGCATTAAACGCCGCACGGTTGTAATCTGGATAACCAGTCATCGGCCCCGCGATGTAAATTTTCAAAACACGTTTCACCATCAAAATTTCCCCAAAATCGTGACGCAAAACATAAGCACTGCGAAAAGCTCAATACCAAGCTCAAGTAGCGCCAACGCCCCGAAAAACAACACATAGAACAGGCCAATCTCATTCACAGATGGCTGGTGGATCGCACTTAAAGCTATAAGCATCATGTCCTCCAAACAGTTATCAGGAATGATATTAATGTTTTGTGTTAGAAAATCAATTTTGAATATCTAACCATTTTGATCAATCATAGAAAAATCGCTGAAAAGTAAGAGGCAGCCATCATGCAGAAACAGAGTTATTGGGAGAAACAGAGACAAAAGGCCATGCAAAAATTGGCTGACCCGGCCTGGCGAGAGGAACAAAGGGCAAAGCGCCTTCAACAAGCTCAACGCCAGCAGCAGCGAGCGAGAGAAAAAGCCGCATCGCCTGAATATCGGCAAAAGAAAATTGAAAAAGCAAAGCAATATGAACAGCGGAGAAAAGATAAAGCTGTATCCGCTCCGCCCAAAAAAACACGCACGTCACGCGGCCTGAAGGGCAGATCACTCACAGCCGATGAACGCCGGATACAGACCGCTATCGGTACTCTCCCCTGCATTGCCTGCCATATTCACGGGCAACATAGCCCAGTGGTATCCCTGCACCATATCTTCGGGAGAACGGCAGAGAACGCGCATAAATATGTCCTCCCTTTGTGTAAATGGCACCACCAGTACGCAGCGCCAGCCGAGGTCCGAGAACAATATCCCTGGCTGGTCCCTGTTCATGCTGATGGAAAAATAGGCGGAAAAGCAGATTTCATACGGCACAATGCCGATGAAATGGCGTTGTATCAGATGGCAATTGAATTGATAAATTAGTTTTCTAACATTTTAAGTTGAATTGAAAATTTCTCCGATGTACATTCACTACCGATTGGCACACCGGTCAACTTTTTGAGACAAACTATTTAGTTTTTCGTATTATTGCCGCCGCCATACCTATGGCGGTGCAATATAGGTGGCTGAAAAGCCCCCGTTGACTCACGGTGTTCCAGCCTTTATTGCGCCGCCACCAGACCGTGGAACAGTCGATGGCGGCTCCGAAAGCAAGGAGTCACTACACTATGAACAACTACAGTCTTTTCCCATCACTCGTCGTCCACCACTCACGCGATAATCTGCATTCTTTATTCGCGCTGGGGGTGTCAAAATGACTGTTCGCTACCTCAACTTTCAAATCAAGAACATTACTGGCGGTTGCTATGACTGGTTTGTCACTCTCGGAAAAGAAGTGATTACCGGGAAGCTGGATGAAGTGAAAGCTAAAGCAATGGCCTACGCCTGCAAGCAAGCCCGGAAGAAATCCGCCAAAGCATAAAATACTGACTGTTGCGCCCTGGCATTATCGTGGGGTATATTTCTACGGCACCTTAGAAAAACGGGTGCCGGGATTGGAACCCCGGATAATGCAAAAGGCGACACAGACGCCGAAAGCGTCTTTTTTTGTGTCATGCCATCGCACAGCCATACGTAGCGTTTAGCTCAGAGATCAATGGTAGTGCTGGCTGGGCTGCCGAAAGGCAGGCCGGTTCCCTTTTGCGCCGGTAGTTCCAACCCAGTCAGTGCTACCGCCATTGAGATTGGAACCTCACGCGGTAGCTCCTTAACTTAGCAAAAGGAGGCTGCCAATATGGCTACTATCCCTACCCCAACTCATTCTGAATTTATCTGGCGTTTCTATTCCTGCCAAAAACACCTGTATATCTGCGTCATGGCTACAACCGAAGCAGAAGCGCGCTCATACCTTCCCGAAGAACCCTGCATTTTTGCTGCTCGCTTCACTCTTGATGCGATGGAGATCCTCAATTACTGGAATCTGCCGATGAACTGCGTGGAGGTGCACTGATGAATCTGCCCATCTCTCGCAAAGCGACAATGACCAGTATTGAGATCGCGGAACTGGTGGGTAAGCGTCATGATAATGTGAAACGCACTATTGAGACATTAGCCAAAGGTGGCGTTGTCCGGTTTCCTCAAATTGAGGTTTTCGAAAAAATCAACAACTTAGGACTACGCCGTAGTGTCGAGGCTTACGTCTTCGAAGGCGAACAAGGCAAGCGCGATAGTATCATTGTCGTCGCACAGCTCTCTCCGGAATTCACCGCCCGGCTGGTGGACCGCTGGCGCGAACTGGAGAATGCCAGGGAACCGTTAAAATCAAAAGCCGAAATCCTGGCTGAAATGGCGCAAATGCATCTTGAGCATGAACGCCGGATCAACGCTGTTAATGCCCAGGTAGCCGAAGTATCGGCACAAGTGTCCAAAGTCGCTGAAACCGTCGAGCAAATAAAGAAAGGCAATATGCCGGAAGGCTACATTGGCTACCGCCAGCTGGCGGCGAAATGCGGCCTGACTGAAGCCAAATGCCGAAACCTGGTCAACGCTTACCGGATTCCCACCGATACGCATGAGTTTTTAACTCCAGATGGTTTGCTTGCGCGACGCTCCATTGTGGCCCTGGCCCCCTTCCGGAAAGCCTTTAAGCAGGTGATGTCGGAGGCAGAACCACGCAATAAACGCTGGTATCATCCAAAGATGGGGATGTTTCAGGCAATCCACCATCCTGTGCCTGAAAGCCCAAAGGATAATCTGTCACTACATACCGCCAGAGAGAAGATCAGGACTGGATACGCAACAGTGTGTCGTCGTTCTTCCTGGCCTGAAGGTGTATGGTATGGCCCGAAGGTGGATCACGAAAGCACTGGCGCACCATCCGGGACGGGAAAATCCATGCTATTGATTTAGCTCCAGAGGATGTTATTGCTATGGACTGGATCGTTAGTTAATAGCTTTTGCCCCGGCCTAGCCGGGGCCTGATACCAATAAATTGCATAACATAGTGTAGATTAGTAAAATAGCGCACTCACACAGCTTTATAATTATTTGTTTTTTTACGTTAAAGGATGAATAACTTTGGCTACTAAAATTAACTTAGAAAACCCTCGGACAGGCGAGTCCATCTCAGGCTTTTATGGATTCTCCTGGACTACGTTCTTTTTTGGTGCCTTCCCGGCTTTGTTCAGGAAAGACTTTATAACTTTCATCGGGGTGTTCGTTGTGATGCTAATCTTGGCATTTCTCACTGCAGGAATTGGTCCTTGGGTAGCTTCACTTGTCTGGGCATTTATATACAATAAATATTTCACCGTAAATAAGATAAAACAAGGATTTGTATTTGCTGGTTCTCACACAGAAAATGAGTTAGCCGCCAGCAAACTTGGATTGGCCTTAAACCAAAACAACTGCAAAACTATTACCGAGTAAAATCCAAAAAGCAGGCTTAGTCGTTAAGCCTGCTTTATCAATTACGAATCTCGCTGGCAATTCAGAAACATAAATGCCCGCTTGTCCGTCAAATCAGTGACATAATATTCTCTCGTTCCTGTAGGTTTTATTCTACGGGCATATACAAACTTATGTACCGGTTGTTTGTCTCCATAACTCACTTCTGTCCTAAACTCATCAACCACGCTACCATCTTTTTCAATTTCCTTTCTCACTAGCTGATTTTCTAATACAGGCTTTGATTCGTCCATGCCACTAAAAGCATCCTGACCTGTGCTGTTACCTCGGTTCCCGCGTGGCAAATCCCATGAAAAATAAGTGCCATAGTCAGTAATCACACGATCCCATGTTCCGGAATCCCCCATATAGTTAGAACGCTCCCCCTTGTAAGTTACAGCCACCTTACAGGCATACGTTTCACCATTATTTTTTTTATCATGTCCAGCCATGCTCGCTGTAGTTGCAGGAGTTGCAGGGGAATTATGAATAGATGCACTTACGTCATCTTGCGTTAATTCCTCAACTGGAGCAAATTCATATATGGGTGTGCCGAGGCTATTTAAATATAACTTATATCTAACCCTAAGCGCACTTCCATCTGAGAATTCATACGTTCCCAGGCATTGGAGCTTATTTTTTTCTCTTATCTCATTGATCTGATTATAAGCATCAATTACAGAGATTGCTTCCTGATCGTCCTTCAGCAGTTCATTATAATCATCGATTAACATCTGTCTGGTTTTAGGGGCATTGCAGTCAATTTTGCTAAAATCATAAGCAAAGGCAAATGTGGGAACAGAGAGAGCAACAACAGTAGCAAGTATTGTTGAGGAACATCTTTTTCCATTTTTTATAAAAAACATTTCATTAACTCCATACTTTACCATCTTAGCCGCGAGCGCGGTCCCTAAAACCCTTAACTTCACTGCACCGTCCTTCATGCAATCAAAATGACTTTTATGTTATAAAAATAATCAGCCAAATCAACATGATTTAGGCCAAATTTCTGTCAAAAAATAAAATCCAAAAAAAGTGGTTGACACTATTTTTGAAATCACAAACTGCACATAATCCATCGCGCTAACGGCTCCCGTTGAAGGTTCTTTTGACGATTAACTTTCAGCCGAAGCGCGGTAGGGAGTCATAACGCCAAAGCAGGCCGCCATGTGCGGCCTTTTTTTGTATCCGTCATCCGTGGAGGAAGGACAATGGAAAAGATCGCAATATTCAGCCTGACCACCAGCAAGCCTCAAATGCTCACTGCAATACTGAAAGACGGCGCTCTCATTATTAACGAAGTAAAACCCCTTCCCGCGTCAGCATTGGAGCAAAAGCAAAAAATTCCTCCAGCTATAGCAGCCCTGCGGAAAAGCAAATTTAAGGTACTGGTAGACGAAATTACGCCAACGATCTCCGCTGGCACCGGAGCAAGCCAGGTGACTCTCAAGACCCGTCATGCCGATGGCAGAGCAGCAATCATCGTCGGGATGGAAAGATACAGAGAGTTAAAACTCCAGAAGCTATTATCCCTGCCGCAAAATAACAAAGGTGCTTTCGAAATCCCCGACTCTATCGTTGATACCGAATACAACGGTAACGGAGAAGAAGTCTACAGGGTGAACTGGCAGGATATCAGGCCGGAGCATATTCTGATGATACTGTGTTGCTACGCGACCGTATACCACAACGTTGCCAGTGCGGATTACGTAGAGCAGATGACCGGTACAGTCGAGAAAGAGCAAAAAACAGGCATACTCGCTTCGTTCCTTTCCATTATTGGGCATGAAAAAGTTAAAGCAGGCACCTCCCAGCCAAAGTCACTGGCTGGGAAAGAAGTTGATGAAGATACCGTGATACTTTGATCACATTAGTAGCTTTGTTAACTCCCTCAATACCAGGTAGAAGAGTAACAAAAATATTGACGCGAGTATTTGAGTGGTCAATGAAGCGTTCATAAACAGATCAATTAGCATTAATAATTCGAAGATAACATCCATGTCATTCACTCCGTTTAATTTTTAATCTAATGCCAGCAAAGGAAGCTGGCCCCCGCATAAAGATTAATGAAAGTCACTTGTCACCAGTGAGGGGATTTATGAACCACATCCCCCTGAACTGGTGGCCTGTCTGTTTCTCGCATTTCACACCCTGCATACAGTTTCCCCCAGGTTATGACTGAGAGGCTTTGTTATGGGCTATAGCAGACTCGACGATAGGTACATTGAAGACGATATTTTTCGTGCGCTGTTTCACCAGGAAATGATTAAGCGGGTATCGGAGTATCACTCTGATAATTTCCAGTACACGATAAAGATTGATGAAGTATATCGTTCAGACCTTGCAGCCTACAGGGCGTATGGCAATGCAGATTTGCGCTGGGTATTCCGGGTGCTGGTGGGCCATGAGTCAGAAATGGAAGAAATGCCCGCCGGGACCACGTTAACTCTTCCTGATGTGGCATGGCTGAGGAACAAGATCCGTGATTACGCGAGCGCGGAACCGGAGATAGAAAATGCCTGATTTCCTGAAAAACCAGGACGGGCGCTATATCACTGACGGCCTGTCCTCTAAGGACTTCACGCGTTTATTCGACCTTATCAGGAAAGAACAAACCCGTAAGCGCCGACAAGCTCACCGGACGCTGACGCCAGGTAGACTGAGGAACAAATCCGCCGAAGATATTCTCAAGTTAGGGAAGAAAAAAGGCGGCACGTTCTTCACGCGAGACGACCTGAAAGGTTTCGAAAAGCTACGGAGTAAAACGCGCGAAAAATATGACAGCAAGACGGCTGGCATCACATACGCCCAGCTGGTGGCATCCAGCCAGGCAATCGATATTAAGCGTGCAAATAACGCCGTGGATGACGGATCTGGTATCAAAAGAGCTACACCCGTATCTCTTCGCCACAATGTGATTAATATCCGCGTAGAAGCATCGGATATATCCGTCCACCAGCACCATATCGTCCGGATACGCTTTGAAGAATGGGATCAGATGGTTGATGACATCGCAGAAGACGATAAATCAGCTCTCAAAATCACTAAATCACTGTGCGCCGGGCGAGTGTCTTTCGATTGTGACTGTGGTCGTCATCAATACTGGTATCGTTACATCGCCACTGCGGGTAACTTTGCCCTGGCACCGCCAAAAGAATACGCCTATCCAAAAGTTCGCAACCCGAAGCTGCAAGGCGTCGCCTGTAAACACGTGATCCACTCAATGACGCGGTTACAGTCCGCCAGTTGGCAAATGAGTATTGCTCGTGCGCTACAAAAGGCTGCAACGCAAATTGCATTTGGTGACGATCGCCGCCGTACAACCAAACACTTCTCAAAAGAAGACGAGAAGGAGTTTAATCGCAATCGTAGCAGTAAAACGAACGTTGAAGCCGCCAAACGCGAATGGAGGCTCTATCAGAAGCGCCAGGCAGCTTTAAGTACAAAACTGGCAAAGGACAACGGCAAGATCGACAAACTACGTGACCAATTGACCAAGGCCAGAAAGTTGTCAGATGCACAGAAAAAACGGGCGGCAGCAAAAGAAGCGGCCTTGCAACGTGAGAAACAGAAAAACAAGGAGCTTCAGCAACGCCTTGCCGATCAGTTCGCACTGAAGAAGCAGGCGTTCATTGATGCGCTTGTCATGGCTGGAACACCACCAGCACAAGCTGAAAAAATGTTCATGGAGTATGTAAAAAAAGCATAAACCACACATAGCCTAGCTGCCTAGGCTAGGCTTTCATCTTTTTGAAAAATCAATTTCCGTTTTATCAAATAAATTTGAAATATCAGCAACCAATTTATTAAAATCATGATCGCCATTATAAAGCGAAGTCTTCTTTATTGCCATTACAAAATCATATAACTTTTCTGGGGAGTCAATACCAACCCCTCTACTTTTAAAAAGCTCAATGATAACTCCAACATCATCATATAATAACTTTATTGCCGCCATAATCTCTTTTTGCTGCCTAAGCAATCTCTCAAGTTCATTTTTATTTTCATCCATAATTCTTTTGTTGAATTGTGTATCATTAATGCTTTTTATTATTTCAGTCTCTTTTATTTGCAACGCCTTTCTTTTATTTTGATCCATGTCGGCATCCAAATACCTTATCTCTGTATATATTTTACTTGTTAGCTTTGATACGCAAAGAGTGACAATCGGAGCTGCAATTGATGCAATAATTCCAAAAATAAATGGCAAGCAAAAATGATAAAGCCAAGGAGACAAAACGCCTTCATAAACTAGAGGAATCTTACCTCCAACAAATGTTACAGATAAAGTATATAGGATATCATCCTTTGACTTCATCAATATTAGTATATCTTTCCAATTAATAATTAGAAAAGAAATTAATATATATGCAAACACTTTATTAAATAGCTTGTCTTTTATGGCATCTCCAAAAGATACTTTGATTAGATCATTTTCAGTCAATTTTTCTGTTGATGAATCTGTATTCATATAAACTACCGTGATTTCTAATATCTATTTTATGAAAATAGCGGTCATCCAGACCGCCAAACTCAAATACCAACCAAGCTTTCAAGAGGAATGCCAAACTGGGAATGTAAACGGCGAATCATAGGTAACGTCAAATTTCGTGTCCCATTTAGCACTTCGTAAACACGATTTGACTTACCAATCGCCGGTTCCAGATCCTTCACGGTCAGCCCTTGCTGTTCCATACGGAATTTAATGGCCTCAATAGGTGATGGTGGCTCAATTGGGTAATGTTTTTTCTCGTACTCCTCAATGAGAAGACTCATAACCTCAAAGAAATCACCTTCCGGAGTATTCATTTCCGGTTCGTTATCGAACATCGGTTCGACCGCACGCAGTGCGGCCTCATAATCTTGTTCTGTACGGATAGGTTTAATGTTCATTAATTACAAAGGAAAGCCCACTTGCTAAGTGGGCTTTTTGTATGTGTTTTACTATATCAGGCTGCTTTTTTATTCAGGTTCCGCTGAGAAATAAATTTTTCAGCAGTATTGATACGACTTAACTCTTCCTGAACGCGCATATCATTTTCGACTTCCCACAGGTCTACTGCGGTCTGAAGATTAATCCAAAAATCTACAGAAGTATCGAATGCTTTTGCCAGGCGATATGCCATATCCATCGTTAGCTTACGATTATTATTAACAAGAGCACTTACGGTGTTACGATGAACATGAAGTATTTCTGCCAACTCGTTGATCTTCAGCTCTAACGGCTCCAGGTATTCGTACAGCAGGATATCACCTACGGTCGTCGGTTTTCTGGTTGCCTGTTTCATTTTTTGCCCTTACTAGCGTGCGTATTAAGTGGACTCTGGTCAGAACCCGGTCCGTAACCGGGTATCTGTTTTAGTATTTGTGAGGGTCGAGATACAAGTCCTCGGCCTTTCCGTTAACCCACTTAAAAATTAACCTATATTGCTTATTCACCCTTACTGATGAATAGCCATTTAGCTTCCCTGACAGTTCCTCATACCGATTACCTGGTGGTGATCTTAAATCCTTACAGGTAGTTGCGGCATTGATAATGTCCAACTTCCGTGACAATGTCATATGAATATCAGGAGGTATCTTTCTATGTGGTGTTGAAAATTCAAAAAAATCATCAAGCCACGCATCCCTGAAATCCTTTATGTTAATTTTTTTGGTCATTAGTCATTTGATCCTCCGTGATGATTACCGAATGCCATAACTATAGCGCACCGTTGCACTGTGCGCAAGTGCATTTTATGAATTCCCCCTCCTTCATCCAAAATCACAATCTCCCGAAAATCTTCCTTTCGATACCTGACAGATCGACCTTTGAGGATGCTTATGGGCCGTTTTGACGAATGGTTTGCTGACGATGCAAACCTGGCAAGTAAGGAGTCAGAACATGACAGCACGCAGAGAGAAACGCCAGCGCCGATTGAAGCGAATGCAGGAGGCGCGCCGGAACATGGCAATACAGGTTCGGATTCATTCAGCATTCTGGAAGAGCAACCCGCCGCCAAAGCTGATAGCCATGATAATTTTGCTGATAGCAACGGTGGCCTTACTCCGGATGCTGGCGAATCAGATATAGCCATACTTCCATCTTCCCTGGCTGGCAGAGAACCGACTCCACAGTTAAAAGCACGCTATAACGGGCATAAAGCCTTTAACGACCAAATCCGCGCAGACTGGATGCTGATTATTGAATCCAGCCCAGACGCGTTTCAGGCTCTCTTATATCGACCAGATGTTGGCACATATGGGGTAGTCAGCGACGAAACAGGAGAAGAGTCATTCACTGAACTGGATAACAACCAGCGCGAACTGACTTACCAGGAACCTGAAATCGTTTATGTGCTGGATAACCCGGACGGGCGTGACTCTTTCCATGCAATTGACGCAGACGGTGAGCAGGATGGCTTAACCGATGATGTTCTGATTCTGCGTATTGCAGCAAATAACGTCCCCGTCGGATCAATTCTTGAATGGAATGAAGAGATGGTAAACGGCGTAGCCCGCCGCTGGTGGTACGTGCACCGTATTTTTAGCTACGGCACACAGCATGTTGGTTCGCTTTACTACTGCATACCTGCCAGGAATTTTGATACGACTCAAAACGGAGTGATCGAATGACTTCAAATAAAACCCTCCTGGCGCGAACAGGTGAATGGCAAACCTCACGCACAGGAAAATTCCAGACCACGGGCTTTGAAAGCGTGGATAACGCGTTTGCGACGCTAATCAGCAACATTTTTTCTGATATCTTACTGGTGGCCCCCGCGCCGGAAGAAAAACGCTTTGCGTCATTCCTGAATCGTCCACCAGCAGAGCGTGTCTATGTGGCCCGTTTCGACAATGCGATCGAGTTTCTTAAAGCAGTTCGTCGCGCAAATGCCGGGCAAGGGAGAAAACCTGAAAACCAGAACATTAACCGGGATGCTCTCCCCCTGGTCAATATCTCACGCACTATGGATATCAATTATATCAACGATGATCAGCAGATTGACCGCAAAAAAGTAGCCAGTTTTTGCGAACCGGATACCGGAATGCCTTTAGCAGAACTGGAATACACCCAGGCCATTCTGACGTATGACGTTACGTTAATGGCAACTGATAAAGCGACCATGAGTCTGATGTGTAATTCACTGGGCGCACGGCTTCGCCTGATGACAGGTACACAATTTGAAGCCACCACTCACCTTGTTCGTGTCCCGGTCCCGTTGATTTGCTCGATACAGGATGCCAAAGAAGTCGGCTTTACGGATGTTTCAGCACCAATTGGAGAAGAGCGTATTTATGCCACACAAGCGCCGATAAGTGTGATTGCAGACGTGATCACAGCATGGGAGTTGGACGCAAAACGTATTATTACCGAAACCTCGATATCTATGGGGTGATAAGTGGCCCAGGAGTTACAACAATATTTTCTACAGTCAGTGCTCATTAACGATAACAAAGTGCCACGAGACTGGATTTTTACCGCAGTATATGTAGAAAAAACCAGCCTCAAAGCCCCTTTGCTAAAACTGGAAATTCATGACGCTACCGGCACCGTAATTGATGACTGGAAAGCCAAATACGGTGCATCGCTGGTGGCTGAAATGGGCGATCCAAACGGTAATGCAGGCACTTTTAAAACAGATTTCTTTGTTACGTCTGCAATGCTGGCTGGTGATGTTGTTACCGTTATTGCTGTCAGTGAAGACGTGCGCAGGTTTAAGATCCCCTCCCCGCGCACAAATTTACATACCAACAAAACACCAGACGCTATATTCAAGGCATATTCCGGCAAGCTTAAAATTACCAGCAGCGTGCTAAAACGCGCAGTTACATATCATCTGAATGCCGGTGACAAACCGTCAAAAATGCTTTCGGAGATAGCGCGAGACAAAGGTGCATTATGTTGGGTATGCCGGGGGGAATTTAACTTTTACACCCTGGCTGATCTGATGAAGCAAACGCCATCATTTACCTACGAGGGGAATAACCCTAAAGCAGAATACACTTTGTCCAAAATGCGCCTACTCCAACAGGAACATGCGACAACAGCAAAGAATCAATATCGTTTTGTTGGGTATTCCATGACCGATGGCTACGTCGAATATGGCGATAGCTCACTCCCAGTGCGTTATATATCCGACTCTGATATGGAAACTCTTCGCAATATGCAGCTGTCTCTCGTCCCCAAAATGGATATAGAAGTCGCAGGCAATCCTGATATAAAACCGGGGATGGTAATAGAGATTATCGTATACCGCTATGACCAGGAAAACCGCATTGATGAATCAATGCCCCGTAAGCTGATAGTAAAAAATGTTGCGCACTTTGAGGACCGCGTAGGCTACACAACACGAATGATATTGGGAGTGCCGAACAAATGAAGCGTAGAGCGCAAATTGTTGGAACTGTGCACCCGGCAGGGCTTATGCGTGCTCAAGTCCGTGTTTTACCTGACTGGAATGGCGTTCCTGATGACGATCTACCCTGGGCGGAATACCAGTTACCCATCGGGAACGCTTTTGTACCCACAGTCAAAGGTGACCTGGTCTGGGTAGAGTTTCCTTATTTAGATGTTAACGGTCGAATAGACACCAGACGCCCAATGATAGTTGGTGCCGCTCAGGATGCACCGGGAGGAATTCCAAACGTTGCACCAGAAGCATCTGGCAAAGGCAACGGCTGGACGCCGCCGGAAGTAGATGGAGCACCTCCCCGCCCCCAAATCTCAGCAACGAAAGACTTCGTTATTCACCGCAACAATATTCTTGAAGTACGAACTGCTGGTGGCGGCTATGAAATTGCCAATACGGCAGCAGGCTCAAGGATTGGCATGAATGAGTCCGGGCAGATATATATCATTGGTCCGGCTGATGTAATCGTGAATGCAGGAGGGAGTGTTAACGTCAAATCAGCCAACAACATCAATGTTAAAGGGGAAAATATTGCTGTCACCGCTAACGGAGACATAGCTTTCAAGGCAGGAGGAACCTTTCAGGCCACTGCTAGCAACTTCGATTTCAAGAAAGGATAGAAAATGCACCCATTTGTGTTAGATAATTAATATGTATTTTCTAACACAAATGGTGAGACATGAGATCAGTCGCTTTCAAAAATATCTTCATCTATCGTCTTTCACGCGAAGTTAGCTGGGATACTGCAGAAGTAAATGCAGCCCTTAGCAAGTTTGTGTTTACCCCATGCGGTTCTCAGGATATGGCTAAAGCTGGTTGGACCCCCGTTCTTGGCGACAACCTCACCCATGAATACCAAGGTTTTCTTCTGATACAGCATAAACGAGAGGAAAAAATCCTACCCTCTCAAGTGCTCAAAGAAGAGTTACAGAAAAAAATCCTGACACTTGAAGAAGAGCAAGACAGAAAGCTGAAGAAGACTGAAAAAGATTCGCTGAAGGATGAAGTGCTTCACTCTCTGCTTCCTCGTGCTTTCACGAGAAAATCAGTCGCTAAAATCCTGATAGACCGAAGCAATCATCTGGTTTTTGTCGAGGCCAGCAGTGCTAAAAAAGCAGAGGATCAGCTGGCTTTGTTACGGAAATCGCTTGGCAGCTTGCCCGTTGTCCCCTTCTCTCCGAAAGACCCATTAGAACTGACCATCACTGGCTGGATTAAAAATGGCTTCCCGAACGGTTTCCGTGCCGGTGAGGAAGCGACCTTAAAAGCATTGCTTGATGATGGCGGCGCGGTCCGCTGCAAAAAAGTGGACCTGCTATCCGACGAGATCATGAGTCATATAGAAGCTGGTAAGGTTGCAACCACAGTTGCGGTTAACTGGCAAGACCGTGCATTTTTCAGACTGAATGACGATATGAGTATCAAGGCTTTGTCGTTCAGCGACGAATTGTACGACCAGAACGACGATATTGATCGAGAGGATGTTGCGCAACGATTTGACGCTGACTTTATCCTGTTTACTGCTGAATTATCCGCGATGTTCACTTCGCTGGTGGAGGCCGTTGGTGGTGAAGCAGAACGTTAACAATAGACCTCTGATGGTGAGTCTTTGTGATTTCACGGGGAAAATGGTCGCCCCCTGGCTGGAGCATGGTATAGATGCTGTTATCGTCGATCCACAACACGCAGAGACCAGAGATGAGCTGATGCAATCAGGCGCAGTTCTGACACGTATCAGTGCGATTATCGATAGTGATGAAGTTTATGCTTTTCTCCGAAATAATTTACAACGTATTGTGTTTTTAGCTGGTTTTCCGCCGTGCACGGACCTTGCTGTTTCCGGTGCGCGCTGGTTTGCGCATAAGGCTGACAAAGATCCGTTTTTCCAGTTCAAAGCGATGCAGGTCGTCTGGCAGTGTTACGATATTGCAAAGATGATTGGTTGCCCGTACATGATTGAAAACCCGGTCAGCCAAATATCGACATTCTGGCGTAAACCTGATCACATCTTCCATCCTTACCACTTCACTGCATATTGCAAGGAAGACAATTACACCAAAAAAACATGCCTCTGGAGCGGGCAAGGCTTTGTCATGCCTGATGCCCTAATGGACGAATCATTAGGCAAGCCAGATAACAGAATCCATACCGCGCCACCTGGACCTGAAAGGGCTAATTTTCGAAGTGCTACTCCGCATGGATTCGCAAAGGCAGTTTTCGAAGCGAATAAGGGGGTGCTCTATGAGTAAATCTATAGCAAGCATAGCCATAGAAAAACAGGATACGATGGCTGAAATTAGCTATATGCGCACCATTCGGACTCAGGATGAATATGAGCGCCCGATCTTCAAATGGGTAGGCGGTAAATTCTCAGAGTTGCCTACAGTGCTTGAGCATCTACCACACGGCAAGCGGTTAATAGAACCATTCGTTGGTGGCGGTTCCGTATTTACAAATGCAGGATTTCGCCACAACCTGCTTAATGATATTAACGGTGACCTGATTAACTTCTATCAGACATTGCAGCGAGAAGGACATTCGCTCGTCACGCTGTCATATAGTTTTTTCCAAAATTACAACAACGCTGACGCTTACCTCGAAGTGCGTGAGGCATTTAACAGAGGAAAGTATGACCAGCTACATCATGCTGCCGCCTTTTTGTACCTTAATCGGCACTGTTTTAATGGCGTAACGCGGTACAACCAAAATGGCGAGTTCAACGTGGGGTATGGCAAATACAAAGCGCCCTACTTCCCACATGCAGAGATGGAGGCATTTTTGGCTGATGACGTACTCAAAAACACGTACTTTGTATCAGGTGACTTTGCTGGCGTCATCGAGGCGGCTGGTGAAGGCGATGTGATTTTTTGCGATCCGCCGTATGAACCGCTGCCGGATACAGAAGGGTTTACCAGTTATTCAGGAAATAGCTTCCGTTTCGACGAACAGAAACGGCTGGTATCTCTATTGGTGGAAGCCCACCAGCGCGGCGCTAAGGTAGTGATAACAAATAGTGGTGCGCCAAACATCCGTGAACTATATGAAGGAAACGGGTTTAAAGTACATCATATGGCAGCCAGACGGTCGGTGTCCTGCAAGGCGTCAACACGTGTAGTTGCTAACGATATAATTGCAATAATGAAGTAAAAAACGCCGCAGTAGCGGCGTTTACTTTTTTATGTGGCGAAATACCTATTAACCTAACTTCGCCCAGGTATCACGCAGCCCAACGGTGCGGTTAAATACCGGTTTTTCCGCCGTGGAATGGCGGCTGTCGAGGCAGAAATAACCTTCACGCTCAAACTGGAATGCTTTACCCGCTACCGCGTCTTTCAGCGACGGTTCAGCAAAACCCTGTTTGATCACCAGCGATTCCGGGTTAATCACCGACAGGAAATCATCCGCAGCACCTGGGTTCGGCACGCTGAACAGACGATCGTACAGGCGGATTTCAACCGGCAGCGCATGTGCCGCGCTCACCCAGTGAATAACGCCTTTCACTTTACGACCATCTGCCGGATCTTTGCTTAAGGTGTCGGCGTCATAAGTACAGAAGATGGTGGTGATATTGCCTTCGGCATCTTTCTCCACGCGTTCAGCCTTAATGACGTAAGCATTACGCAGACGCACTTCTTTACCCAGCACCAGACGTTTGTACTGCTTGTTAGCTTCTTCGCGGAAATCGGCGCGATCGATCCAAATCTCACCGCTAAACGGCACCTGACGACTCCCCATTTCCGGTTTGTTCGGATGGTTCGGCATGGTGACCATTTCGCCTTCGCCCTGATAGTTTTCGATAACCAGTTTCACCGGATCGATAACCGCCATTGCGCGCGGCGCATTTTCGTTGAGATCTTCACGGATGCAGGATTCCAGCGATGCCATCTCAATGGTGTTGTCCTGCTTGGTCACGCCGATGCGTTTGCAGAACTCACGAATAGAAGCAGCAGTGTAACCACGACGACGCAGACCGGAAATGGTCGGCATACGCGGGTCATCCCAGCCTTCAACGTGCTTGTCGGTCACCAGCAGGTTCAGCTTACGCTTGGACATCACAGTGTATTCCAGATTCAGGCGCGAGAATTCGTACTGGCGCGGGTGAACAGGAATGGTGATGTTGTCCAGTACCCAGTCATACAGACGACGGTTGTCCTGGAACTCAAGCGTACACAGAGAGTGCGTAATACCTTCCAGCGCATCGCTGATGCAGTGGGTGAAGTCGTACATCGGGTAGATGCACCACTTGTTACCAGTCTGGTGGTGTTCAGCAAATTTAATGCGGTACAGCACCGGATCGCGCATTACGATAAATGGCGACGCCATGTCGATTTTCGCACGCAGGCAGGCTTTACCTTCTTCAAAACCACCGGCACGCATTTTTTCGAACAGCGCCAGGTTCTCTTCAACGCTGCGGTCGCGGTACGGGCTGTTTTTACCCGG